ATGCCATTCGTTAGTTTTGAAATCTCCTTAGAAAGAGCAATGAATTGACGCTCTCGCTCTTCTTCCTCTTTAATTGCCTCCTCCAGTTCTTTATAACCAGATTGCAACTCCCTTGCTTTATTTTGAGCGTCGGTAATTTTATTTATTCTAAAGGTCTCTTCGATAGACTGTGTACAAGTAGGGCATACCGTATTCTCAGTGAAAAACTTATGTTCTTTCGTGATGGTTGATACCTTATTGGAGATTTTGCCTTTTAGATTTCCAAGTTTGCGAAGTTTATCGGTAGCGCCAACATAAACTTCAAGATTGCTGTTGGAAATTTCTAACTCTTTAGAAGTATTATCATTTTCATTGATTAATATATTTTCTTCTTCCAAAAGTTTTTGAATACTTAATTCCTTTTCTTCAATGTTTTTCTTTCCCCTGTTCTCCAACTCTTCAATAAAGTCCTTCTGCATTTGAACTTTATCTTTCAGAGTCTCTTTCTTCAACTCAAGAACTTTAACATCTTCACGCGATTGACGAATTTTCTCTTTAATAATTGTATTCATTGAAGAGAAGATCTTGATGTCGAGCAAATCTTCAATCACTTCCCGCCGATGAGCTGCGGAGAGTTGCATAAAAGGAACAAAAGTGCTGCTTCCCAGAATCACGATCTGAGTGAATGACTTATAGTTCATCTTCAGAACATTCTGTTCCAACCACTTCTGTTGGTCTAATGCAGCTGCAGATTGATCCAGTGGTGATCCATTCCTCCAAATTTCAAAGATGTTTGGTTTGATACCACGAACAACTTTCCATTCAGTTTTAGCGATACGAAACTCTACTTCAACCCTACAATCTTTTTCATTAGTAGAGTTTGGAAGTTGTGGTTTATTGATTTTACGAAAGGGTTTTCCAAAAAGAGCAAAGGTAAGTGCATCCAATACTGTACTCTTGCCAGCACCATTCGTACCAACAATTAAAGTGGTAGAACTCTTTTGAAAGTCAATTTCAGAATATTGATTACCAGTTGAAAGAAAATTTTTCCAACGGATTTTTTCAAATAAAATCATGTCGTTCGATTTTTGGAGGAATTACAATGTCATTTTGAGTTATGACTGAATATTCATAACCGTGCATTTCACATATATGAATCATCATTTCATCATCAACTTCTAGTACGTTCATTTCGGGGAAGTCTTCTTCCTCTAACATCATAGCATATCTTGTGGCATCATCCTCTTCTTCAAACAAATAAAGAATTTGCTCTCCATCTTCATTTTGAACGGAATATGCGCCTTCATCTTCCTTGCCATTGATAGTTAGAATGAACATTACACTAATTCACAAGCCTCTTGATAGATATTTTGAATCATTCTTTGAATGACAGATTTTTCCAGATCAATTTCAGATTCTTCAATATATCTATTCAGGATGGAAAGAGTATCTTCAGACTCAAATGCCTCAAACTCTTCACTCTCTTGAATTTGGAAATTCTCAACAATTTTTAACTCGTGAACTCCAGAACTGTAAAGTTTGTCAATGAACTTTTCAAACTTTTTAGAATCACTTTTCTTGCGAACAATAACCTTTACAATTTTACCCTCATACTCTCTAGTGTCAAAAGTTTGATGATTAGTATCCTCATAGTAAATGTTATAAAACATACGATAAGGATTGTCAATTGATGTACGCTCTAGGGTTTCCGTATCAAAGATAGTAAATCCCCTAGTATCATTCACATCATTCCAATAAAGTTCATATGGATTTCCTAGATAAAAAACTGTTCCATTGTTCGATCTAGTGTGGTAGTGACCAGAGAAGACAAGGGAGAACTTCTCAAATAATTTGCTCTCCAAACCGTGCTCCATGACGATTTGCTTATTAACTCTAAATCCTTGGAGCTCAAGGTGCCCCATCGCACATACGCAAGATGTATTTTTAACAAGGTTAAGAGTATATGCTTCATTTTCTTGATTAATCCACGGAATGAACAGGGTATTTAAATTTTCCAACTTAACTTCAGTTGGTTCAGAGTAAACTGTTACATTGTCATATTCACGAAGTAGTAAATCTACTGCATTTACATTATTAGTATTCTTGTAGTATGCAGTATGATTTCCTACAATAGTATGGACAGTAACTCCCATTTCTTGTAGTCTATCGTAATAATTGCACTTTGCCCAAGAAAGAGCAGAAAAGTCAATTCCCTTACGACTATCAAAAGTATCTCCCATATCAATGACTGTGGTAATCCCTTCCTTTTCTAAGGTAGGGAAAAACACGTCATTATAGAACTTCAAGAAATAATCATGAAAGAGTTTGGAATTCTTTCTTGCCCCAAAGTGCTGGTCAGTAATAATAGCAACTTTCATTCAATAGCGGAGTTTGGAATGCACGTTATCCTTAATACTATTGTAGTCAGAATAGTTGCTTCCGTCAAGGGTATTGTTGTCGTCAAAAACTTCACTGTAACCAGATTTTTCGAGAATCTTGTTTTTGATTTCTAACTGGCGCTTCTCTCTTTGGATTCTGCGAAGGAATGCGTAGTGAATAATCTGAGTAAAGTAAGCAAAGGGATTCTGGGATTTGTTTGGATCAAAATTGTGAATGTAGTGAACACAATTTTCAATTCCATCAGAAATCATTTCTTCCTTGAACATATAGTTCACGAAATTAGGCTTAAAAGAAAGGTGATTTGCAATCTTCAAAAAACACTCCCCAACGTAGCGAGGAATAGGAGGTTTAGTATCCCACCTTTGAGCTCTGTCTTCTTTTGTTGGAATTCTTCCATACTTCTTAATGAAAGAATTTTCTACATTGCTGCGATAGTCGATAAGAGCGGTTAAAAATTCTTTGTTATTAACATAGTGCTCTGACCTTTTTCTTCTGGTCATAGTTGCCGTCGTTATCATAAATTCTTATCATTATTATGTAGAAAGTATAACACTTTCACTAATACTTGACAAGCTTACTAAAACTGTGTACAATAACCTTTGTGAGGGTTGATAGTTAATTTAGCTACTTTTATAGAGCTTCTCTAAGATCTCTTTGGCATCAGTTACAGTTGATATGTAACCCATCTTACGACTTAGTTTAACAGTACCTTTATTCTCACTGATAGAGTCTCTTACGAATGTTTGATACATCTGAATCATTTCAACGTCTGAAGATTCAGATAAAGTGAGTACATCATCCATATTTAAGACAAACATATCTTCAGTGGTTGTTTTTAACCAAGGTTCTAATTTGTATCCTGCAACACTACCTCTTAATTTAATTTCAGAGATTACAATTGGGTGAGTAACAAGCAATAGAGTTCTATCTTCTTCTTCAGAAGCTGCTACCTTTGCAAAGATTTCTTCCCCTGTCTTTAATTTTACTGTTGCGTAAAAATCATCTTCTATTCCCATCTTTTTTTAGTTGTATAGTGATTATTTCATAATTAAAATTTTCTTCATTATAAATTTTAATTCTCTCTATGAAATGGTTTAGTGTATAGTTTCTCTTGGACTTGGTTGTACAATCATCAGCGATGTCGTACAGAGTTGCTTTTACTTTGTCTTTTCCTTTTCTAAGAACTCGTCCAATGCTTTGAAGATTTCTGACTCTGGATTTGCTAGGTGAGGCGAAGATAACATTATGGAGATTTTTAATATTGATACCAGTAGAAAAGGTTCCATAAGAAGCAACAATAATTGCGCTGTTTTCCCTTTCAGTAATTTCTCGAACTAATTCTCGTTCTTCAGTATCAACTCCACCGTGTATAAAAAATACTTTACGACTGTCACCTTTATCCTTATTTATCTTTTCATAGAGTATGGCTCCATGACTCTCAACTCTATTAAAGAGAACAAGCGTATTTCCTTTTAGATCTAATGAAAGATTTTTAATGAAATTATTTCTTTGTTCGTGAGAAATGAGATATTGAATTTCATCTTCATACTTATCAAATTTCTGCGGAACGTGTTTAAGAACAAGACACTGAATATCAAGTTTTGACAAGTGTCCTTGCTTCATTAGTTCATCAGTTTTTGTGATCTTGTATGATGGACCAAACAGTCCTTCTAAGACCCACTTATGCGTCTGTGTGCCGTCTAAAGTTCCTGTGAACCCAAATCTATACTTTGCGTGGTGTAACTTTGTCATTATAGATACTAAGGACTTGCTCTTAAACAAATGAGCCTCATCACCAATAATCACGTTGTAATCTTCAAAGAAAGATCTTTCCAACTTATAAACAGATTGCCACGTAGTAATGGTTACTGGAGCATCATTAGATTTTTCTCTTCCAGAGTAAATACGGTGGCAATATGAATCAGCATCCCAACCATAATCTTGAAAATCCTTATACATCTGCTCTACAAGAGATGTCGTTGGGACAACTAAAAGGATTTTTTGTCCTTTGCTCACATAATATCTCACGATTGCGTAAATCATCAGAGATTTGCCACTCGCAGTGGGGCTTATCAATAGTTTTCTATTGTGCTTTAAAGCACCATATACTCCCTCAATTTGATAACTTCGTGGAGTGTGAGAACAAATGGAACTCATATAATCTTTAACACCTTCATACGAAATACCTTCATTCTCCTCGTATGGAGTTCCGTAGAATTTATTGTCTTCAAACTGGTAACTATATCCGTATTGATCACAAAAATTGACAAGTTTATCTAAAAGTCCAACATAAATTTGTTTGGACCTCATATCATATAAATGAATTTCGCCATTCCAATGCCTGTTCCGATACTGAGGCATAAATTTGGCTCCAGGAACCTCAAATTTGAAATGATCTCTCAATTCATATTCAATATGAGGTTCTGTATTGATTTTTAAAAATACTTCGTTTGATTTTGATATAACAAGATCGGTCGTTCTCACTTAGATCCATTCACGCTGGGATTATTTATCTACCCCAGTCCAGACATAAATCTTTGATATTCGATTGCGTTTTTAATTTGATACGTTCTGTTCTGTATCATTTTTAAGATGCTTTCAATATAGACAAGCATCGTATCGTAGTAATCAATCTTCAAACAAACCGTAGAAAGTTTTTCGTCGGCATCAAGATATTTTTGCATAGTATCTTTGTCACGAATTTTTTTGGGGAATGGATTCTCCACATAAACATCAGGATCTGCCTTTCCACTAAAATATTCGTATCTTTCATGACGAATATTTTTTCTTTGCTGCTCTGCCTTTTTTCTTAAAAGAAAAATGTTATTATATAAGTCGAAATATTTTGCGTGTAATGCAGGAATGTTTAACGATTCTGTGTGTAGATTATCTGGATCTATCTTTGCGTCTTTTTGCCACATTTCTTGAATAGTATCAAGATCAAAAGTCATAATTCAGTGCCAGCCAAATTAGTTATATTGTAACTAGTATACTTGAAACTAACGTCTGCTGTAAAGTACTGGATGTCCGTATCTGTTGCATCAAAGGTCATTGTTGACAATGTATATGGAAACAGATCCGTAAAGTTTACGTTGAACTTTGCAACTAAGTTATTATTAAGTATCTGTAAAGTTCCGTCAGAATAAATGTTCTGTCTGTCGTTTTTATATCTTCCTTGGAGAAGACCTTCGGCTTCCAAATCTCTGAACTCTTGTACACTTTCAGGATATCCTAAACCACGAATCCAGTTTTGAATTTCCATAAAGTTTTCAAGATTTTCATCGACCAAAAATCTCAGGGTCAAATCGCCAAACTCAATCTTATCACCTGGTGTTGGAATATCACGCAAGTAATTTGGTTGAATTGCAATACCAAGATTTAAATCTGGTATGTTGGCTTGATTACAAAAGAATGCTACCTTCGGACTCCTTTTCAGATTGAATCTAAAACCTGTTGGAGCAAGAAAGTTTCTATTCTCAATTTGTGAAGGTCTTCCGCCAGTTGCCATATCAAGAAATAATCAGATTAAACCACTCTTCGCTCATACCTTGAATAATATGATCTGCAGATTCTTTATCAATAGCATATCCTTCTTGGATTAAATGCTCAACAACCTTCTCATAATTTTTGTATGCTTCTTGTGTTTCTCTTGGGGTTGGTTTCATAGCATTACTATTTGTTATTTGTATTTAGATAAAAAAAGAGGACCCTTTCGGATCCTCTAATAAACTCTGTGAGTTTAAATCACATGAGGTTCTTAACAGCAACACGTCTGTAGTAACGGTTCTGGTTAACGTTGAGTCCACCAAGACCCTGGTTGGTTCCTTCTGCGAATGGGTTAGCAACCATACCGTAACGGGTCTTAAATCCGATTTTGGGCTGGAAGCTGTTCTCACCAACGGCACGAACCATTTGGAGAGGAACATATGGGCAGTAGAACAGACCTGCGTCATAAGGTGAAGAACCCTTATAACCGACGACATAGTACTGGTTGCCACCAGTTGCATTACCTGCGGTGAGGTTAGCAGAATATGGGTCGATGTAGACGCGATACTTACCTTGGAGAACACCAGCGAAGGTGTTACCAGTGTCATCAACGTTCAGGTTAGCGTTGAGTGCAGGGGTGTAGTCGAGAACACCAGCCATGGTCAGTGCAGAAGCAACGTCTGCGGAGCACATGATGATGTTGCCCTTTCCTCTACGAGTTCTTTGTGCAATGCGGTTGGCATCGCGCTCGATTTGGAAGATCAGACCCTTGAACTTCTCAACAGACCAACGACCGTTGGAGTCAACGTCGAGGTCGAAGATACCAGCATTAGCAACGTTATCCTGAGCACCAATTTCAGCAGCCTTATAGATGGTACGGATGACTTCGCGGTTGATTTCAGCGAGGATCTCAGTTGACAGAATGTTTGCCAACTCAGCTTCTGCATTCAGACCGTGG